ATATAATATAAACTTTATTTGCCGACTTTTCTTGGGGTAATCACTTGGCGGCTTCAAGTGACCTATTAATTAATTATTATAAGATTTATAGGAATAAATATATTTATAGCTTGATGTTTTACTCTTAGTGATAGTAGTACACGTCTTCATCGGGATCACGTGGTGCTAGTAATTCAGTTACTAAGTACAGCACATTATGTGAGTTGATATTTTCTAGGATTCCATTATTAGGGGGTATATCTGCTAAAGTAATATCCAAATTAAAAGCGGGCATTATATGCTTAGATGTACATGGTTTTAGAGCATCCATGTCATCACGATAAAACTTTTTCTTTATTATATGTACAGGAAAGTGATATTTATGATGTAGTTTCTTTTCTTTTATTTGTTGTTCATTTTGATTATCTGAATGTGGTATCCACATAGCAAGTAATGGGAAATCTCCTGCTAAATTATAGTAAGCATACCTTCTATCTCGAACTTTACATGTTAAGTAATAATTAAACAATGATTTATGATGTCTTTTAAAATAATTCATAATAGCTTTATTTTTAGCTGAGTATCTATATTTAATCATCATCATGGTCATCATCATCAAATGATAAAGGAACATCATTTAGATATATAACTCCATTTTCTTTTGAAGATTTAAATTTTAAAATATAGTTCCATCCCATTTCAGCATAATGTATTTTAAGATCGCTAAGTTGATTAATTTCCTCTGTTTTGACATTATAGATCATAACATTATTTTCTGAATCAGTACGTATATCGGCCAAATTAATATCATAATTTCCTCTTCTAGCTATAAAGAAAACTAATTCATTTGTTTGATCATTAGTAGCATAAACAACAGAATTTCCTTGGGCTACTTGGACAGTGTTTGGTTGTTGTGCAGAGGCCTGAGCCCTCTCCGAAAAGGCTAAACGATATTGTACTGGTAATGGATTAGATTCAATTTCAATATCATTTATCCAATTCTGAAAAACCCAAACACGATCATCTTCATTTAGTGGAATAGGATCTCCATTATAAGAGGCAACCGGAGCACCAAGTTCACTCCAATCTATTTGCAATTGAGCAAATAATGGCACTTTAACTCTAAAGAAATTTTCAGTGTTGCCTACGCGTTTAGTTATAGTAGTAGATTTACAGAGTAATGCTGTTGTATTCATTTTATATTCCACATCGCCAAAATTGATTAAAGCTGGAGTTCTGAAGGTTGAATTGTTACCAATAGGATTCTTAAATATATATTGATAAGTGACATAGAACATACCAGGTGGATCAAGTTTGCCATCAAAAGACCCAGTACATACTGCCACATAGAAAAATGGATTTGAATCCTCATTAAGTTCTCCAGCTACATTAAATAATTTATTGTTCATGAAACCCTTAACTTTAACTCGCCCTGTGGCTGGCTTGAAAAATTGTGTATTTATTGCACCAGGGGTTCTTGTTAAAGTTTGTTCGAATCCATCATCATTGATAGCAGTGTTCCAGATTGTACCTGCAAATATAGTGCCTGACCTTGAAGTGTCAACTATTGGAATATAATGAACATGAAACTTCATAGGTCTAAATTGTTGGTAAGCTACAGCCATTGAAGCTATTCCAGTACCTTGCCAATATGCAGGATTAGCTGGTATTACAGTTAGAACATTCCTCATCTCTTGTTCTAACTTAGTATCAGGTAATTTGTATACTAAATCTCTGCCACTTACTATCATAGTATCTTGAGTAGTTTTAGTTATTTTAAAATATTTGTTTCTGTAATTCTTAATGTATGCATTAGGAATATTCTTGTGGATTCGATTGACCTGTCGTTTAAGCTTCTTAATCTGTTTTGTATTTCTCTTATTCTTGCGAGTTTGATTCTTTAATGTTTGTTTGATTCTTCTTGTATTTCTCTTTATATTTCTAGCTTTATTCATAGTATTATTAGTTTTTATTTTTAGCGCCATTAAGACTACTGGAGTTCATTTATGATGAAATTTGGATCAAATTCTGCATTGATAGCTTTATTAATATAAACTAGTTGTTCAGGTGTGTATGGAATTTTATTGACTGCTTCTATTGCTTTCATAGTTTCCCAGTAGGATCCTTTTATCTTATGTATTACTTTTCTATATTGTATATCATTTAATAGTATATCATTGATACCTTCCGTTGGTAGTGTATTTCTAGAATCAGGATTTTCTATTCTCTTTTCCATTAAAGTTTGCTCCTTGGCTAACATCTTTTTAGTATATGCTTGTCTTATTTTATTAGCTTCACTTACATATCGTTGAGCAATTCTATCAAATAATTCAATACCCTTATAGGAACTCTTTAGTGCTATGGCTTGATCAATTAAATAGATAACTAATTGTGGTAACGTCATTATTTTAGTTTTTCGTGCATACTTGGCTAGTGTAAGAAATTTTTTTGGGTCTCTGGTTAGTATAACATGACCATATTTATCACATATCCATGAACGAAGAGAACAAAATGTGAATGTTGATTGATCACCAAAATGAAGGAACTTACACACTTGACCTAATCCAAAGCATCTATCATCTATAACTGATGGATCTTGACTAGCTTTCAAGAAATACTTATAGTATGATTCTTCAATAAATTGATTAGATATAGAAGGTTTATACATGACTGTGAAATCATCACCTTTTGAGAACAATTCATAGTCGAGATGTAACTTTAGACCAGCTTTGTAATTTATATAATGATTATAGAGAGCCATACGTGCTGTGTTACATAAAGTAGTATCACAATCTCCTGAGAATACTGTTCCTAGTATTGAATATTGCATCATAGTCTTTAATTTTTTATTTTCATCACGATATTTAATTAACATGGTTTTATAGACCGATTGGGATATTCTTTCAAATAATTTCTTAGGAACATGATAGATCGAATGCATGACTAGCCTATATATGTATCTATCAACTTCTTTTAATAGTACATCTTGTGTATTATCAAATGCTGACCCATCTCCTTCTACAACTTTTATGAATCCTTGATCGATATATTCATTAATATCTTGAGCCATCTGATTCAAATTTTTACCCCCACAATATCCTGGAAACTTTTCTGAAAAGATTTCTTCTAGATGCCAAGTTATAGGACCCATTACATATTTTATCAAATCTGGTATAGAACACACCATACGTGGTTTACCATCAGTTTCTTCTAACTCTATTTTACAAATGCCAGTATATTGCATTTTTAGAAAATCTTTTTCCTCCCTGGTTAATAATCCAGTTTCTTCTTTTTCAAGTAAATTTTTAATAGTATCCATTCGTTGTTGCTTATCTTTAGTTAAATGGTTGTACCATGAATTGTATGAGTATCCAAAATGTTTTAAATCTTGGCCTATATATTTATCTATAAATGATTTAGAAAACTGAATAAAATCATTTGCTACTTCGGGATCTGGCGTAGGTGCAGACTTTATTTGACGCTTTGCGGCTGCAAATATGGTATGCTTACAATTACCATAGCACATAATATCATCTTGCTTTGCACAATTTTTCCCCAGTATCTTTTCAAACATAGTTTTCTTTAAACACTGCCCTTGTTTACAGAAACAATGTATATTTTTGACTTTTATATTATTGATAGTATGATTTATATACCTTGGATTCTGACTAACTTCTATATTGTAGAATTCTTTGTTTAATTCTTTACTCAATTCCAATAATTCTGCATCATGAATATGCAATACACATTTAGGATATTGACCCTTTCGTAAGTAATTAAGTATAAATTTAGGTATGTATTTCCGATTTAATTTAATATTACGATAACCAGTCATAGAAGGTGGAGCTGCATGCTTTTCGAGATTTTCTGAATAGTAAGTACCATCATAGAACATTCGATGGTATGATTTCATCTTAATGGCGCTGTTTAAAAATCCAAGTCGTTACTTGGTTTTGCTTCATCATTTATAGGTGTTTTGATACACCGTAGTAGGTATTCCCATATCTGCCGATTATTCCAGGCTTCTGTCAGATTTTTTGCAGATAATTTATAATTATCAGATTTAAAATCTTTAATAATTGCAGAATTTAAAGTATTCATTAGAACATCAATATTGATTTCAGTTTTAGATGCTTCAGCTATTGCTGCAGTTATTAATGGTAGAACAAAACCAATTATGGATTTATTTGGGAATTCTCTATTTATATATCCAACCAATGCTCTCACAAATTTTTTATCAAAAGAATCAGATAATATGATTTTTGCTACTATTTTATTAAAGACACCATCTGGTACGACTTCGACCTCATCATTACTTAATTGTTTTGGTATATTGGCATATAATTGAGTATAATAATTGAATATCCTACCTACTTTCTTCTTAGTATATAATATACGAGAATCCTTAATAAGAACGTTAGTCTCTTGGGCACCAGGTACTCTTATAGGAACTGCATAGTTAACTGCAGTGGATATGTCTACGGCAATTTTAATAGAAGTATATTTATTAAGTAAATCAATTGTTCTTTTTATTTTATCTTTATCAACATCTCGAAAATCATGATAGACATCATCCATCATATATATATCTTTTAAAGTAGCATGTTCCTGTGGTGTTAACATATTAACACTCTTTACACCCAAGAAATCATGAAGGCTAGGATTTTGTATCTTTACTACTTTATATCTTATATAATCTACCCCACCTAAATCATACCTATCAGTGACAATTAACTTTAATATAAAATTGGAATAATTTTCAGAGTCTTCACACTTAAGTATATTAATTCTATCTTGAGTATTTCTAAGCATTTCTAACCCATGTTTATAGACATGGTCATTGCCATTGACTTCCATATACATAGTAAAATCTTTAAGATTACTGACAGTAGTATCATCTTTTACACCTTCTATTCTAGAAACAACCTCTTCAAAGTGAGTTTGATGCTTATCCTTTATTAATGGAGTGTATTGTAGTCTGACGCTGCCTTGAATTTTTCCTCCGATAACTATATCATGAGTTTTTAGATCTAAGTTTTTAGGAACGTGGCATGTTCCGATTGCTATAGTACCTGGATTTAATTCATTGGCCATGATATACATATCATCATTACTTATATAATATTGGACATCCGTTAAATTTATTATACAATTCTTTCTATTAAATTTGGGATATTCAGCAATTATTCTCTCATTAGTTTGAATCTCCTGGTTTAGTAGTACAGCGTCATTTGAATTATCCAGATCTACCACAGGGGGTGGGGCAAAGAATTCTTGTAATGTATTTTCTTGATATAATACGTGATTTAAATAAATTGGTTGGATTTGATTTATTTTATCTTGTAACATATGCAATAAAGGGTCAATCATAAGTCGTAATTGTTCTAAATTATATCTTATACTGTTCATCATCTCCATTAATTGATTATTTAATGATTGTGTGTGGTCCGTATAATTTATATCATCTTCATAATTTTGTTGTTCTCGATATTGGATTAGGTCATCTAGGGAATCTATTAATTGATTATAAGCTTCAACTTCCTCACCCTGTGGTTGTTGTACTCCATTATTTATAGCAAAGTTAATTATTTCCTCATCATCTACTTCATTTCTATCATTAGGTCGAGGTATTGGATGTCCAAGTCTCTTTTTCTGAAAAGAAAGTTTTTCTAATTTTAAACTCTTGATAGATTTATATTTTTCCAGTTTTTCTTTAAATTCTCTAGTATTTTGATTATATGTATCAAAATCATCCTCACTATTCTTCTTAAATATTTCATTTAATGGGTCCTTGTACTTTTTAGTATAGAATTCATCAATAGATAAAGCTTCCTTGTTTTTAAATTCTTGCAATAACATAAATTGGGCAGTTAGATCATTTCTCAAATTCACCATTGCCTCGTATTCTTGGTCATTTAATTCATCTATCATTTTATTATAAGCTTCTATTTCTAATTTTACTCTTTCATTTCTATCGTAGTCAGCACCTTCAATTACTGGGGTTAATATTAATGGTTGTAAACCGGACCACATTATTCTAGTAGCATTTATATCTACAATTGTTTTATTAGTTTCCAGGATATTATTTTCATTTTTAGTTATTAAAGTATTTTCTGTAACATTAGTATTTTCGGCAATGGCGCGGATGTAGTGACATCCTTGGTGCTGATTTGTAGTTCTCGCCACATCAAGCTGAGGTAAGCTTTTAGTATTGTTTTCTTTCTTTTCTTTATTTATTTTATTATATTCTTCAATACTAACAGCTTTTATTCCTGTTAAATCTTTTAAGGGATTGATTAATTCTTGTTCTTGTATAGGTACTGCAAAAGAATATTTATTTAAATATTTCTTAATTTTAGTGTTAAGATTAGTTACTGATATATGGTTTTTCAATATAGCCTCAGCTTGTCTTATTAAATTAGTTGTCTTACTGACAACTTCAAAATGATTATTGTTTATATTATATGTTGAATTACTAGCGACATTTACGTCTATTATATTATGTTTTTCTTCAATTTTATTAAATTTATTATTAATAATTTTATTTTTATTTTTATAAAAATTATTATTTTTAAATTTTA